ACAGAAGAATTAGTGATATCACTTAAAGAAAAGATCAATAGACTGCGTATACCACAAGAAATTACGACAATAGATCTTGATAAAGAGCTAGGTTTGCCCCAGGAAACGACTGATGCAAGCACAGATTAACGTTTTTGATCAGTTAGACGACCAAGAATTACAGTTTTTACTGGATAATTTAGACCAATTTACCCCAGAAGAGCAGGCTGAAGCCGAAGAAATCATCAATGAGATCACAAAACGACGTGAATCTAAGGCTTGTTACGATGATTTGATCGAGTTTTGCAAGAAAATGCAGCCAGATTACAAGGTTGGTAAGCACCACCGCATACTTGCAGACCACTTAATGGCGATTGCAACGGGTAAAAAAGACCGTATTTGCGTCAATATTCCGCCTAGACACGGTAAAAGTCAGCTTGTTTCTATCTATTTTCCAGCATGGTTTTTGGGTAGAAACCCGGACAAAAAGGTGCTAATGGTGTCACATACGACCGATTTAGCGGTCGATTTTGGTAGAAAAGTGAGGAATTTAATTGATAACCCAGACTATAAAACAATTTTTCCAACGGTCTCCCTCGCGCCTGACAATAAAAGTGCCGGTAGATGGAATACAAATGTGGGTGGGGAGTATTACGCTTGCGGTGTTGGCTCTGCTTTGGCTGGTCGTGGCGCAGATTTACTTCTTGTGGATGATCCTCATAATGAGCAAGACATCATTAATGGGAATTTTGACGTATTTGAAAAAGCCTATGAGTGGTTTACATATGGTGCTAGGACTCGTCTTATGCCTGGCGGTTGTGTGGCTATCATTCAAACTAGGTGGCATCAGGATGATTTGACGGGTAGAGTAGTTAAGGATATGACTCAAAATGAAGAGTCAGATCAATACGAGGTAGTTGAGTTTCCCGCTATATTAAACCAGGGGTCTAAGGAAGAAAAGGCACTTTGGCCTGAGTTTTATAACCTCACTGCACTGCATAGGACCAAAGCGTCTATGCCGCTCTTTCAGTGGAACGCCCAGTACCAACAAAACCCAACGGGTGAGGAAGCCGCAGTTGTCAAGCGGGAGTGGTGGCAGATATGGAAGCCCGAGCGTCCACCGCCTTGTGAATATATTATTATGTCCCTTGACGCTGCAGCAGAAACTCATAACCGTGCAGACTACACAGCCATCACAACGTGGGGTGTGTTTATGAACGAGGAAACAAATTTATACAACATTATCTTACTCAACGCGATTAAAAAGCGGATAGAATTCCATGAGTTAAAAGAATTAGCATATAAAGAGTACAGGGAATGGACCCCTGATGCGTTTATTGTTGAGAAGAAATCCGCCGGAACGCAGCTCTATCAAGAACTAAGACGTACTGGGATGTCAGTACAAGAATTCACGCCGCACCGTGGGACCGGAGACAAGTTAGTCAGGCTCAATGCGGTATCGGACATTATTAAGTCAGGACTCGTGTGGGTTCCTGAAACACGTTGGGCTGAAGAGGTTGTTGAAGAAGTTGCAGGATTTCCCTTTATGTCACATGATGACTTGGTTGATACCACATCTATGGCGTTAGCCCGGTTCAGACAGGGCGGGTTTATTCGACTCCCCAGCGATGAGCCTGAAGATGTCACATGGTTTAAATCTAAGCGTAACAGGGGGTACTATTAATGGATGAAAATGAAAGAGTCTATTCGATTCATGGTGGATATTACCCACCTGGAACTGCGCCTGAGCTACATGCAGCGGCTTATAAATATGCAGCTAAAAGGGGATTAAATCTTAAATCTCCTGAATACTATTTACCTGATACTAAAGAAATAACTAAAGACAATTACATACCAGCGCGTCGTGTATCACATAAAACCAAAGATGGTGTAGAGACGTTAGATACGGGGTATGACAAAGAAACAATGGGCAAACTATTGGATGCTTATAAAGTAGCCCACAAACAATTTGGTGTGCCTATGATGCACCCTAATAAAATAACGGCTATGGCGCTAGAAGAAGGTCGTTCTAATTTTGGTTTTAATGACTTTGATGAAAATAATAAACATGCAGTGAATGTTTATAAAGCGTTGGTCAAACAAGGATTTGATCCATATGCAGCGGGTTTTCCTGCGGCAATTTTAGATAAACAACAAACTGCAACTCGTTTAAATAAACCTTATTTTGAAGTTTGGAATGGTAAAGGGGAAGCAGCAAGGAACTATAACCAAAGAGTCAACAAAGCATTGGATGTAGTAGACCACCCAAAAAATCAAGAACTTAAACAATTTATTCAAGATAAACTAGGATATGTACCACCAGCAAAACCAGCGCCACAAGCAAAACCAATATCACAAGTAAGCCCAGACCTAGATATAGAACCAGATATTCAGCTTGCACAAGCATCGCCTATGGATACGGTAGTACAAAATAAAAGGGGTGGCATGATAGATAAACCGTTGCAGGGCAACCAAAAATTAATTTAAGGAAACATATGTCAATAGATAAATCACTATCGCAAGCACCATCAGGTATCGAAGATCTCATGCCAGAAGGTCCAGATATCGAAATCGAGATTGAACTAGATACCGAAGAAGGCGACCACGAGTACGAAGAGTTTGGTACGCCAGAAGGTGAAGACAAGAAATTTGAGGATAACCTTGCCAACGAGATGGACGAGGGTGACTTGCAGTCTTTGGCTCAAGAACTTTTAGAAGATTTTCAGTCTGATTTAGATGGTCGCAAAGATTGGCTACAGACTTATGTAGATGGACTAGAACTCTTAGGTTTAAAAATAGAAGAAAGATCGGAACCTTGGGAAGGCGCTTGTGGTGTGTATCACCCACTCCTTGCTGAAGCATTGGTGAAGTTCCAGTCTGAGACCATGATGTCTATTTTCCCAGCAAGTGGGCCAGTCAAGACACATGTAATTGGTAAAGAAACACCCGAGAAAAAAGAGTCTGCTGAGCGAGTTCAAGACGATATGAACTACGAGTTGACTGAGAAAATGCCTGAATATAGACCCGAGACAGAGCGTATGCTTTGGGGTTTGGGACTTGCCGGTAACGCATTTAAAAAGATTTATGATGACCCAAGTCTTGGTAGACAGGTAGCTCTATATGTCCCAGCCGAGGATATGGTCGTGCCTTACGGCGCGTCTGATTTAGAGAGTTCTGAGCGTATTACCCATGTGATGCGTAAGACTGAGAATGAGATAAAGAGACTCCAGGTCAGTGGGTTTTATAAAGATGTGGAGTTAGGCAGTCCGGTTAACGTTCTTGACGAGGTTGAGAAGAAGATCGCCGAGAAGCTTGGCTTTAGAGCTGACGCAGATGACCGCTATAAGATCCTTGAGATGCACGTTAATTTGGACTTAAAAGGTTACGAGCACGAGGACGGTTTAGCACTGCCTTACGTTGTGGCTATTGACAAGGGCACACAGAATATCCTGTCTATCCGTAGAAACTGGGTAGAAGGCGATGAGTTATATAAGAAGCGTCAACACTTCGTGCACTATGGGTACATCCCAGGATTTGGCTTTTATTGTTTTGGTTTAATCCACTTGATCGGCGCGTATGCGAAGTCAGGCACATCAATCATCCGTCAATTAGTAGATGCAGGTTCACTTGCTAACCTACCCGCAGGATTTAAAACTCGTGGTCTTCGTGTTAAGGGTGACGATACACCTCTAGCTCCAGGTGAGTTTAGAGATGTGGACGTGCCGAGTGGTTCGATGAAAGACAACATCATGCCACTGCCATATAAAGAGCCAAGCCAGGTTCTCATGGCGTTACTTAACCAGATCGTTGAAGAAGGTAGACGCTTTGCAAATACCGCCGACTTGCAAGTTAGTGATATGTCTGCAGCTGCACCGGTTGGTACGACACTAGCTATATTAGAAAGAACTTTAAAAGTGATGTCTGCTGTACAGGCGCGGATTCACTATTCACTCAAGCAAGAGTTAAAGTTACTTAAGAAAATTATTGCTGACAACGCACCGACAGAGTATGACTATGAGCCTGATGCCGGAAGCAGAAAAGCTAAGCAGTCTGATTATGAGAATGTCGATGTAATACCTGTTAGTGATCCGAACGCGTCTACTATGGCGCAGAAGATTGTCCAGTATCAGGCAGTTATGCAGCTTGCTCAGCAGCAGCCTCAGTTATTTAATATGCCGTTCTTATATAGGCAGATGTTAGATGTTTTGGGTATTAAGAATGGGGCTAAGCTCATACCACTACCGGAAGATCAAAAACCAATGGACCCTGTGACGGAGAACCAGAACGTGTTGATGATGAAGCCGGTCAAGGCGTTTGCATACCAGGATCATCAGGCACATATTGCTGTACACATGTCAGCTATGCAGGATCCCAAGATCCAGTCTCTATTGCAGAATAATCCGATGGCTCAGCAGTTGCAGGCCGCGATGATGGCTCATATTAATGAGCACTTAGGCTTTCAGTACCGAGTCGAGATTGAGAACCACCTTGGTGTATCGTTGCCCCCACAGACAGACGCGTCAGGTGAGGACTTGCCGATTGATCCAGAGATGGAGGCTAAACTTGCTCCGCTACTTGCCCAAGCCGCACAAAAATTACTGGCACAGAACCAGAGTCAAGTGCAGCAGCAACAAGCTCAGCAACAAGCACAAGATCCGTTGGTCCAGCTACAACAGCAAGAGATGCAGCTCAAGATGCAGGAGCAGCAGCGCAAGGCAGCTAAAGACCAGGCGGACAACATGCTCAAGGCTCAGCAGCTCAAGTTAGATGCGCAGAAAGCTATGATGCAGAACGCTACCCAGAGAAAGCAGATCGACGTAGAGGCTCTCAAGTCAGCGGCGCAGATTAAATCAGATCGCAGAGATAAGGCCGTGGACATTAGGCACGATGCGATTAAAACCCTTGCAGAACACGAGCACCAGACACGGTTGCAGACAATTCAGGCAAAACAAAAATCAAATAAGGAAACTAAATGAATGACTTGGAATACTTACTAACAGAGTACAAAGACCGCATGACTATGCTTTCTGAGGCTCTCGGTAGGGGGAACGCTACTTCTTTTGAGGAGTACAAGTATATATGCGGTCAGTTACGAGGTCTTGAAGCCGCATGTTCAATCATCATAGACCTCAAACAAAAAATGGAGCATTCGGACAGTGAATGATATTAACCTAAACGCGGCAGTAGATTTAAGCGCAATCTTGAATAAACCAGCCGAAGAAAAAGCCAAACAACTCCCACAGCCCTCTGGATATCACATTCTTTGTGCAATTCCAGACGTTGAAGAAGAGTTTGATAGCGGGATAATTAAAGCAGATACCACAATACATTATGAGGAGTTGCTTACAACAGTTCTCTTCGTAGTTTCTTTGGGGCCTGATTGTTATCAAGATAAGACTAGATTCCCATCTGGTCCATGGTGTAAACAAGGCGACTTTGTCCTTGTTAGACCTAATTCTGGTAGCAGATTAATTATTCATGGTAAGGAATTTCGCATGATCAACGACGACAGTGTCGAAGGGATTGTGGATGATCCTCGTGGTATTAGACGTAAATAAAGGAGCCGGACATGGCAACATTTGAAGCACCGAACGCATTTCCTGATCCAGATCAAGAAGAAGCTACGGGTAAACCCCTAGAGACAGAGTTAGAAATAGAAATTGAAGACGATGTCCCAGAGGAAGACCGTAATAGAAAACCAGCAGATCCCGAGAAAGTCAAACAACTAGAAGTAGAAGTAGACGATCTTGACAAATACAGCAAAGAAGCTAAAGACAAACTAATCCGCATGAAGCGGGTTTGGAATGACGAACGCAGACGTGCAGATGCCGCCGAAAGGGAACGCCAAGCCGCTATAGAAGCCGCCCAAAAACTCCATGAGGAGAATAAGCGTATTAGACACATGCTTACAACGGGTGAAAAAGAGTACGTTCAAGCGGTTAAATCTTCGTCTGAAATGCAGCTTGAAATGGCTAAAAAAGCTTACAGAGAAGCCTATGATTCTGGCGAATCTGAAAAAGTTCTAGAAGCCCAACAAGCACTCACAAAAGCAACACTTGAATTAGAAAAAGCAAACAATTTCAAGTTACCTTCTTTACAAGAGGATAGATTTGAGGTACAAACGCAACAACAGCAACCACAACGTGCACCTGTAGACGACAGAGTTGCACAATGGCAAGCAGAAAATCCTTGGTTCGGACAAGACGAGGAAATGACTGCTTCAGCTCTTGGGTTACATGAAAAGCTCAAGCGCACAGGTGTAGTTGTTGGTTCTGAAAAGTATTACGCAGAGTTAGACGCAACAATGCGAAGAAGATTCCCCGAAAACTTTGAGGATTCGGATGAAGTAGAAGTAGAGGAACCTCCTAGAAAAGACGTTTCTAAGAAACCCTCAACGGTCGTAGCGCCCGTTAATAGATCGACCGCATCTAAACAAAAAGTTAGACTGACAAAATCGCAGCAAGCGATAGCCAAAAAGCTGAGTTTAACTAATGAGCAATATGTCCGTGAACTTTTAAAACTGGAGGCCTAACATGGCTGAAAACAAACTTAACCGTGATTTAACAACTCGTGCTCTAACTGAGCGTCCCAAGCAGTGGATGCCACCGGAGCTTCTTCCAGAGCCAGACAAAGAGCCTGGATACGGTTACAAATGGATTAGGGTATCAATGCTCAACCAAGCTGACCCACGAAATATCAGTACGAGATTCCGTGAAGGTTATGAGCCTGTGAAGCTAGAAGAGCAACCCAAATTTAGACTGCTAGTCGATCCCAATAGCCGTTTTAAAGACGAAATTGAGATTGGCGGATTGTTACTATGTAAGCGCCCAGTTGAGTTTGATACGCAGCAGTTTGCATACTATGCAGAACAAACTAAATTGAATGCCGAAGCAGTTGACAATAATTTAATGCGTCAAAGTGATCGCAGGATGCCCATCTTTAAGGAAGGTCAGTCTGCAGTAAGCTTTGGTAAAGGTTCTTAAACTTTTGGAGATTTAAATGGCATATCCTACAGTATCGGCCCCATATGGCCTAAAGCCTGTAAATCTTATTGGTGGACAAGTCTTTTCTGGAAGCACACGTCAGTTGCCTATCCAGTACGGCTACGCTACTAATATTTTCTACGGCGATTTCGTTAACTTGACCCAAGGTTTTGTAAACCGTCAATCAGTTTCTACTGGCGGCGGAGCATCCGGAATGGTTGGTATTTTCCTTGGCTGTAACTATACAGACCCAGTTACTAAGCAAAAGCGTTTTAGCCAATACTGGCCCGCAAGCACTTTAGCTGGTGACGCATTAGCGGTTGTTTGTGATGATCCTGACACAGTTTTCAAAGCTGTTGTTTGCTCATCTGGAACTACT